GTAGACGCATGGGACTTAAAATCCCCCGCTCGTAAGGGCGTGCCGGTTCGATTCCGGCTTCGGGCACCATCTTAAATCAAGGGTTTGCGGGCGAAAGCTGATGCAAGCCCTTGTTTGTTTCTGGTCCGCTATTTTGGAGTTGGTCCGCAATTCACTTGGTAGGCATGACTTTTTTGCCTTTTCGATTGCGGATGTACTGCTCGGTCATAACCACCGTCGTATGCCCAAGTTGATCCCTGGCTTGCAGAATGTCACCGCTGGATTCTGCCTTGTCGGTGCCCGCCTTGGCGCGCAAGTCACGCATCTGGAACTCAGCTTTCTGCACGCCGGCCGCCTCCCTGGCCAAGTCAAACCTCCTGCGCAACATCGCCACCGTCATCGGTGTGCCGTCCTCTGTAACGATCAGCCGCGTCGAGCGGACCTTGTGTTCTGATTTCCGGGACATGATTCGATCAATCAAAACCTTCAGCTCCCCCGTTATCTCGATCCGACGCTTCGCCTTCGTCTTGCCTTGCAGCACCCATATTTGCCCGTCGCGCACGTCGCGCTCGTCCATCAGCCGGGTGTCTGTCACCCGTTGACCGGTCAGATAGGCGAGGTCCATTGCGTCTTGCAGGCCCGCGTCCGCCTTGTCGTGCACGCGCTTGAACAGCGCATCTTCGACATAGGTGTCCCGGCCAGTTTCTTTGTTGCCCTTGATGCCCGCGCAAGGGTTGGCCAGCGATGTGTAGCCTTTATCCCGGGCGTAATTCCATATTGCGCTGAGCAGCGCCTTCTCGCGATTTGCCCTCACCGGCGCAGACTTGCGCCAAGTGAGGTACTGGCGCACGTGCAATGGCTCGATTGTTTCCAGCGGTGCCGGTGGATCGTCAAAGAAAGCGATCAGGTTTTTCAGCTCGCGCTTGTTGTCAGCCTGGGTAGCTGTTCCTTTGGTTGGGACGATGTCGACCATGTATTTTTCGGCGACGTAACGGAACGTGATGACCTTGGCGACCAGGTCAGTTGCGGTGCGGTCACGCTCAAGCTTCGCGTACTCCATGATCGCCAAGCCGTAGTCGCTGCCCAGCGGAATTTCTTTGCGGTCCTTGCCGCCGGTGTCGTAGTAATAGAACACCCGGCCGCTGGCTTTCTTGCGCTCCCGCAGCCTGGCTATTGAGCCTGGTTTGCTTGGTCGTCTTCCCATGTCAGCTAGCCTTACGTGATTTCCATACGGGCTTTTCAGATTCAAACGTGCCGACGGCGGTGACGGCCATCGCGGTGACACTTGGCCAGCCGTTCATTTTAATCGTATGGCGAACGCCATTCTTTTTCAGGTTGAGGATCTGACCTGCCTTGGTCCGCGCGCCGGTGAGCTCGCAAACCTCCTCGTGAGATAAAAACTGGATGGTCATGTGATGCTCCATGCCGCGCGTGGCGGCAGAAGGTGGTTATTAGGTGACCGCCTTGGCGTGGCCAATGCAGACTTTCGTGGGTTCGCCCAGGTCATCGAGATGCGCGTGACACATGAAACCCTTGCGGTCATGGGCCATAAATTCGGCATCGCAGGTGGTGATTGGCGACTGGTTGGCGATTGATCCCAGCCTATAAGCGCAGCCGTAGCACGCACCTTTCGGATCACACTTGCTGGCGATCAATACGCCCTGGCATGCGCCGATAATGCTTGGCAGATTCACGCTTTCGAACTTGTCGGGGTGCACGCCGCATTCTTCGATCAGCACCTGGTCGCTCATCTCTTTGCAGTTCTCAGACACCGAGTTGGCCATGCCGATAAACTGTGCCAAGAGCTCGACGAGTCGCTGTGAGCCGTTTCGTTGGAGATAGGCAGTAAGGGCCTCTCGGCGCATTGCCAGATCGAGCTGGGCGATGCCCGCTAAATCCGTGGCATCGTCACGGCTCATGCCGTAATCGCAATTCGCAGCCATACGAATTCCTCGCCCGCCGTACACCGGCAGGCTGTTGAGTGGTTGGGGTTACTGCTGGATCAGTTCGGCGGGGACTTTCACCGCGGCGCCACGCATGGCGAAGACCACGGCGCGGAACACTGCGATGGTTCGGGTTTCGCCGGTGACCCGGTTGAACGGATCGTTCGTCATGTCGGCCAGCCACGGGTGCCGGTGGCCAACATCGACCCAGACGCCGTACTTCGTGATCAGTTGCTCGACGTCGGGCAGGGCGAAGAGATCCATTTGACCGGTGCCCGGTTGCTGATCACCCTCGATCGCGTTGATTGCCCAATCCAGCGCCGGGCCGGTCAGTTCCTCGGTGCGGACGCTGACCAAGCGGTTCATGGCTTCCAACGCCTGCCCACGCGAAACACCATCATCAAGTTGTGATGCAATGGCACCTTGAGCACGTGGTCGTAAAACTCACCCTTTCCAGAGATGAACCCGGTAGGCACCTTGCACTTCGCGATCCCAACCTCTCGCCAACATTCTTCGCCGCCGTTCTGATCCCAGTAGGCGCGTTCGCGTTTCGGAATCTCATCGTAGGTTTTATAAAGGGCATCGGAATCGGGGATATCACAGATCCGGCGCCATGCTGGGTTACGCTTGCACCAGTCGGCGGCATGCTGAGCAGCCTGTTCGGCCGAGTAAAATTCTTTGGTGTTTTGTTCGGTCATCACCGCGGCCCCTTGTAGCAGTACACGTAGGCGAACCAGGCGAGGGCGATCATGGCGTCACCTTCAGGCCGGCGGATTCGATGGCGAATCGAACGCCGTTAGGCGTCAGCATTGCGCCTACATTGGTTTGCCATGGCTTAGGCAGCTCAACCACCAGCGCAGCGCGAGAAGCCTGCCAAGCCACCCATGCGGTCTGTGTCCAAATCATTGAATATCGGTCGTGGTGCTCGTCTTTCATAAGCCCGAGAAGCGTGCCGACTCCGCGCACCTCGGCCTCTTCGGCGGCCCACTCCTCAAACTCATCGCGCATTTTATTGCTCATCCGATCACCGCCTTTATGGTCAGTACCAATGGAAGCCAGAAGAAGAGGGTGCAGCCGGCAATGCTGGTAAGGATCATGGCGAAAGCTCCAATTCAGCTGGCGCTGTTGCGTCCAGAGTTTCTACGGCCAAGGCGTACACGTCCGGGTGCTGCTTATCGAAGGCCGGCATGTGTTCAGTTTCGATCCAGGTTCCGCGCACGGCACCCTTCGCGAGCCATGCCGGTTTGCTTCCCGGTGCCTGTGTCCACGCGGTTACGCCGATGCCGTGGCTGGCGATCTGTTTGGCGGTGATAAAGCCTTGGCGCCGGAGCTGGGCCAGCACCTTCAACGCCGACTCTTTCCATGGCGTCAGGCGAACAGGCGAGGGGACGCCTGCCGGCAGGTTTGTGACCAGAACCGGCACTTGGCAGCGCTCAGCAGGGTTCCAGTCGTGAAGCCACTGATCGCAAGAAAAGCAAGTTCTGCCTCTCGCCTCTGGGAAGTTGTAGAAGCCGTCGAAGGTGTATGAATTACCGTTGAAGCCTGATCTCTGACGGGGCTTCTCGACCTTGACACCAAGCCTGCCAAGCATTTTCGCGATGCCGGCGCTGGCGTCGGTGATCTTGCTCACGATGACCATTCGATGGTCAGGGCCGGTGCGCCCGTAATAGTCATCGCCGAACCAAGGAAGGATCTGATCGGCAACCTTGGCGTTCAGCTGCATCTTGGCCTCGACGCCGATCTGCCGGCCGTCCTCGTGCACGACCAGCACATCGAAGCCGGCGGCCTCCGGATAGCAGGTCCAGCCGGGCAGCTCGTTGAACTCCTGGATGAACAGCGCGCAGAGGTCCGCCTCCTTTTCGATTTTCTCGATAGGCATTTTTCGTCCTTGCCGCTATAGCGGCTGACTTTGAAGGGGGAGAGAGTTATTGCTGTGCTTTACTGATGAACTGCATGTCGCATATCGCTGCGAAGGGGCAATCAGCTTGATCCGATATTTTTCTTTTCTACTTCTTTTTCCAGTCGGCTCGGCATCAGCATACGATCCTGAGCGAGCATCGAATAACCTCGCACACGAATATGCGGAGTGCGCAGCTTATTACTCGATTTCCTCAGAGATAATTTCGCGAACTAAGCCTGAAGTAGCGAAGCAAATCGACGATGCAGCTGATCGTGCTTATGTGGGATCCAGGACGCTGACGAGTAAGAAAGTGACCGAAGCAAGGGTCGAAATGGCGGTCAAATCTATGACCAAGGAGCTGGACAATGACATCGCAAACTTTTCGATTCTCATAAACAAGTACTCAGTCAACTGTCAGGAAGCAGTCACCGATCCAGAGGCGCGAATGAATTACTGGCTCGACAAGGACGGTTGATCAGCCAGCTATCTCCATCGATAGCAGATCATGGGCTTTCACAATCCGCATGCCGAGGTGTTCGGCGATCATCACTTCAAGCCGTGCACCCTGAGACAAATCCCAGCCCGGCAGCAGCGCAATCATTCCGCACAGGCCGAGCCTCGTCAGGTCATAGGCCATGTAATCGGCCCAGACCGCGCCCTCGACGGTGCCATGGTCAGCCGGGTTCTCGACTTCGTAGCCCGCAGCACGAAGCCGATCGGCCATAGCGTTGAAGGCGGGGTAGTTGAAGCCCTCGATGCCTGTCATCGGCCCGGCCAGGTAAAGGCGGTTGGCGCGATCGACGGCGAGCGTCACTCCAGCCGATGCTGGTGCTGGCGAAAGGTCGTGCCAGGTGTGCACCTCGAATTCGCCGGGGCGCAGGCCAAGGTGACGGCCATCAGGCATTACCGCTGCCACGGCGCCATGGCTGTTGGTCCACACATGGTAGATATCGTCCTGATTCGCCACCGGAACCGCACCCTTGATGTAAGCAAGCCCAATGCCGGGCATGGGATCGGCGGTGACGCTTGTCACCATTCGCACGGTGCGCGGAACACGATCGCCAAACGGGTAGTTTTTGCTGCGCTTGTGCAGAGCAGGGCAGTCGACGATGTTTTCTGAGGGCATGGGGCGTCCTATGCCGGGGCATGCCCGGGCGGTGGATAAGTAAAAATTCAGGTGTTTTATTGCTGGCGAGAAAGTCGTGACGGAATGATCTGGCTATCCAACAAGCTGGAGTTCTACCAAATGAAGCGACTCATCGCGGAAGTGATGTACCAGGTACTCGTCGAACTGCTCAGCCAGATGCTGATGCGTCTGGCTGATTGGCTGTCGGCGCTGCCGTGGCTGTAACTACGCCGCGTCGGCCTGCTGCTGGACCGCGCGCCACGGATCGTTGGCCCGTGCCAGTGCAGCCATCGGCGGCGGGCTGACGCTGTTGCCGCACATGTGAACCTGCTGCGTTTTGGTGAATGGCTTGCCGTCGGCGCCGTGGCTGATGATGTAGTCGGCGGGGAAGCCCTGAGCCTTGTACAACTCAACCGGTTGCAGCATCCGCAGGCAGATGTCGACGATCACGTAGGGCGTGCCTTTGATCGTGACGGTGACCAGGCCCAGCCGATCCTTAGTGGTGATGGTTGGCGCTGGCGCATCGGCGGCGCTCATGTTCTCGGTGCCGTAGTAGCTGATCAGGAATGCCGCTACACGCAGTGCACCTGCTTCAACCTCTGGCGAAAGCTGAAACTCAACCAACGAGCTTTTTCCGCCACCTCCGGCCGTGATAGTCGGCGCCGGTTCGTCCACACCCTGGCCAACGCTGGCGCCGAACTGGCGTTCCATGAAAGCTGTGACCAGCCCGTGATGGGTGCCGCCGGCGCTGATAGTGTGCAACGGGTCTCTGGCGTCCCGGGCATCGCAGTTGCCACGCAAGTGCACTAGGTTCGCCGTCACCAACTGCTGCTGGCTGCCGGTGTTCGTCACCGTGGTCATCGGGTCCTCGATGCTTTTGGCGTCCGTGGTGTTGAAGCCGCCATTCATCTGGGCCATGAATACGGTTGAAATGCCCATCGCGTGGGCGGCGCCGGCGGGTCGCTTATAGTCGCCGCCGCTGGTGATGGTCGGCAGCGGTTCGTCGAGCGCCTTGCCTTCGTCCGCAAACCGGAACTTGACCAGGTGCGCAGCGGCGAGCGCGCGGTGACCACGCGTCATCAAGGTACCGAGAGGCTTATCTGCCGCTACCGGATTTCCGGCATATACCGGGCCACCAGCGCCGACCAGTACCGGACTGATCATCGTCAGCTCGCCGCGATTCGCGCAGGTCACCGTAGGTAGGGGGGCGTGTGGATCGTTGACGCGGTCGCTACCCTGATGGGTTGCTGGCGCAATGATTGGGCTGGCCATGGCGAACGATCCGCCGCGCGGCCAGGACGTCACTGTCCGCAGTGGGTCATGGGCAGACTGGACACTTTCCCCCGACCAGTTCGCGATCGGTACGATGAATGGATCAGCCGCATCGATGACGAACTTCTTCATGCCTTTGGCGATTCTGCGCAGGGTGGCGGGTGCCAGCGGCTTTGCCCGGTCGAAGATGCTTTTGCTCGGAATGGTCCAGTCGATGCACTCAGCGGCGGTGCGCCACTTTTTTTGGCCCTTGGCCGGGTTCTTCGCGTGGGTTGGCTCAGGCCAGATAATCGGCTGGCCATCGCAGCGGGCGATCATGAACAGTCGCTCACGGCTGGTCGGCGCGCCGAAGTCGCAGGCCTTTATTACTCGCCATTCAACGGCGTAGCCTAGACGCTGCAGCTCGGCGACGAATACGGCCCAAGTCTGCCCGCGACGTTTTGGGTCAGGCACTAGGAACTGCTGGTGGACCGGCACGACTTCGCCAGGCTCGGCAATGGCTCCGCCCATCTTCATCACCCGGCCAGTGGCCTTGCAGCGCTTGGCGATCAGCGGCCCCCACTGGAGGATCTGTTTCACGTTTTCCAAGCTGATGACGCGCGGCTTCTTCTTACCGGCCCACTTCAGGCCGATCCACGACAGGTTCCGGATCTCGCGCTTGCGCGGCTGACCGCCGGCCGCCTGGCTGTGGTGCGTGCAGTCCGGCGACATGTGAAACCAGCCCACGGCCTTGCCGCCACATTCGGTGTCCGGATCACCGTCGAACACGTCGGTCGTGTAATGCACGGCGCCCGGGTGATTCACGGTGTGCATGCTGATCGCTTGGGGGCTGTGGTTCTTCGCGACATTCACCGCGCGACCCAGGCCCATCTCCAGCCCGGTACCGGCGCCGCCGCCACCGCAGAAGAAGTCGACAACGATCTCATCGTCCTGAGTGCTGAAGCCGAGTCCGTATTGAGTTTTGAAATCGAAGGGGTGTTTCTTCTGTTGCGCTGACATGAGTTATCCTTCGGGCGTGCGCCCGCTACTCAAAAATATGGGATTTCTTGATAGCGAAATTAGGGGGGTTGGAATGGATGTTGATACGAAATCCTTAAACCGATGGGGAAAGCCATTAAATATCGGTTTGTTTGGATTAGCTGCTCTTGTTGTGATTGCAGTAGGGTTCTACTTGAGTGTATTCAATAATGGTCTTTCGCCTAAGTCTGACAGTTGGTCAAACTTCGGTTCTTTCTTTGGAGGCTTGATTGGCCCTGGTATTTCTCTGGTTACGCTTATAGCTCTGCTTCGTACTATTGATCTTCAACTTGAGCAGAGTGCACACTTTGTTGAAGAGGGGAGCTCTGCAAGGCTTTCTGAGTACAAGGCAAGTCAGCTCAGATTGCTGGATCAGCAAATTTTGATGTATGACCGAATGATTGATAGGTATGAGGCTGATGTCGAACGAATATCTTTGTATTCACGTAATACAGGCACTGTCAGAACCGCTGATTTGAATTCTGCGCGGAGCAATCTAGAAGGTGCTGAACGTGAAATAAAACTTTTAATACAGCTTTCCGTTATGCTTTCATTAGATGAGTTTAAAACTCTCGAAGAGTTACGGACTAAGGTGCAGCAAGGGCTGCGTTCTATCAATCCAAACCTCTACGACCTCACTTAAATAACTACATGCCCTCACTTGCGCTTGCGAATTCCTCAAGCTGTCGCGACCATTTTTCATTGACGATTATTTCCGGTCGCGACATGCTGGCGAATCGCTCTGATTCATTGGCCGGCGCCGCAGCCAGATTGATGATGAACGTCGAAATCGTCTCCTGCCATTCCTCGAAGTCGTGACGCTCGCCGAGTATCAGCAGGGCGTCATCGAGCGCTTTCGAAACAATCAGCGATCGCTTCTCGGCGCCGATCCGATCGAGCAGCGCCTTTTCCTTGGCACGCTTGTCCTTCTGCAATTGCGCATTGCTCTTGGCCATGGCCTACCTCTTCAATTCCGCTGGCCGGCAAGTCCAGCCAGGTCTGTCGTTTGCGTTGTTGGGTGCGAAAACGTCTCACGCAGCTACCTTCACCTGATGCCAGGCGCCGGCGGCGTAGAACAGCTTCGCGGCTTGGGCTTCATCCATCGATATCTCGTCGGGAATGGCGATCCAGCCCGACGCAACCAGATGGGTCGGGTTCGCGCTGTTGCGCAGCTCCAGGTAGTAATGCTCGATGGCATCCGTCAGGCGCTCGACCTTGTAGATGCCCTCGGGCGAGATCTCCACCGACTTGATGTACTCGGCGCCGCGCTCGTCGCGACACATGGCACCGATGTAGATCGTCCAGCGGTAGGAGAAATCGAAGATCGCGTTGGCGATTGCCAGACTGCGGATCTGTCGGCAACTCTTCCAGTTCGCCATGATCTGGCTACCGCTGGGGTCGATGTTCACCACCGCGACGTGATTGGTGCGCAGCAGCGCCCGGCAACTGCGTTCAGCCCGGGCGAAACCGTTGTTGGGTTTGCGTTTCGACTTCATATCGAGTCCGCCATTTTTCGCAGCGCCTTGCGTTCGGCGGCCGATATCGGCTTCGGGCGCCGCTTGAGGACCGTTTCAGGGTCTACCCAATCCCGCCGCGGAGGCCTTGGATTCATGCGAGCCGGCGGCAACTCTTTGAAGCTGCCGCCGGGCCGCGTCCAGAAGTCAGCCATCGCAGCCGCGATCTGTTCCGACTCAGTCTGCTTTGCACGAACTGCGTTGAGGTTGAGGCTGATCAAGCTCAGGCTCCTAATCGATGGGCTTGTGCCCGCGCTTTGTCCGCTACTTCGTCAACCATCCGGCCAAGCTCCAAATTGAACTGAACCAGCTCTTGATGAAGCATCGCGATGTATTCGTCATCGCGCTTGATAGTCTCGATGTATAGCCGGCAGTCTTCGTCTTGGCGCGGATCGAACGACAGGAAATCCCACCATTCCCGGCCCGTTACGAACATGCAGCCCTGAACCTGCGGCTTGTGTTCATCGGGCATTCCTTCGAGCCAGGTGCGAACGTGGACGGCCTCATTGAATGGACACTTCGACTCGATGCCCCCGTCATCGCCAATCAAACCGTCCGGCGAGCAGCCCAGCCAGTCATATTTTGGGTGAACCACAAAGCCCGATTTGATGACGGTATTGCCGGTGAGGATTTCGTAAAAGTCGTGACTCGACTGCTCAACCTCGGTCCCCCAGGCCATCGACTTGCTGCTGACCGAATGCTTTGATCGGTTGGCCAGTCGTTCGAAGGCCAGCTCGCGCATGTAAGTGGTGCGGGCAGCAAGCGGCTTACGCTTCCCGTGCTTGTCACGATCACCCCAAGCAATCACATCCTTGAACCTGCTTGCCGTTAGGCGCCCGCTGCGGTCTTGATGCCACTGCTCGGTGCGCTGAAGGTCTACTGAGGCGTTCATTGATCGCCGTCCTGCAGATCGTTGTCAGCACTGACGTTCGAGCTTTCATTGAGGGTTGTGAACTCTGCTTCGATTGTCTGTGCAATCGACTTCAGCTCACCGTGACGTGTCACGCCAATAGCACCACGTTGCTGCGGCTTCAGCGCCTTCCATGCTTTTTCGTAGCCTTCAATACCTTGCTCTTGAGCGATCTTTTTGAGCTGCTCGAACAAGTCCGTAGTTGCGTCGGTTGTGTCGCCCTGAGGAACCGACGCGGCTCCCACATCTGCTGGCTTCTCGTTGGTAGATCGGGGGGTAACATCCGTTTCCGGAGGCGCGTAGCCGTCGTCCAACTCGTCACGTGTGTACACGCCCAGAATCACGTCGGGGCAATACAGACGAGCCCATTTTTTGAGGGCCAGGTACGCGATCTGCTGCTTTGGATCGTCCGCCCATAGCGTAGAGTTTCGGGTTCGTGCCTGAGTCATCAAGGTGGTCAGTTCGCGGGGAGCGTCTTCACCCTCGAAAGTAGCCCAGACGCGGACACCAAGCCCTTTCTCGTCGTTGATGTTCCAGTTTGGAACGCGGTACTTTTTCGGATGCCCGTGATCATCCGTTTGCTTTTTGCTTTCGATTTCACGGAAGTTGCCAATGATCTTGTCCCAGTCGCCAAACCACTCGTAATGGATCCGATCAAGGGTCGGCGCTCGCGTGGTGATGACTGCATTGACCAGCTGCGCTTCATAGCTCAGTTGGCCACCGTTTACGATGAACGTCTTCTGCGCCACCTGAAAGGGGTTCATACCCCATTGCATGGACTGCATGATCACTGCCATGCAGTCGGCAGTGTTGCCGTGGAAATGCTTCGGCAGGGTGGTTTTGCCGCCTGCCATGATGGCTGCGAGTTCAGTCATCGACTGCATGCTGTCGCGATTGAGGATCAGGCCCGTCGGGCTAGTGTCCATTGGTACGGTAGCAATCTGGGTTTGAGCGTTCATTCCTAACTCCATAGCCGACGACTTTGGCCGGCCTCCGGGGTGATTTCAGGGTTTGTTAGAACGACAGGGCGCGCAGCCAGGCCGATGCCTCGTCATTGGTGACGCAGAAGGCCATGGCCACGACCTCGACCACTTCGCCGGCGCTCGGCATGTTCGAGTCAGCGACTTCGTGAGCCGCTGGAAGCGGAACAACTCCCGATGCAAATGCTGGCGATGCGTCGGTAACGGCGGGTGTCGTGATGATGTCTGCAACCGAAGCGGGTGCTGCAGCCAGTGCGCGAAGACGAGCCAGCTCTTCTTGGTCACGCTGATATTGCGCATCGCGTTCGCGCTGCTGGCGCTGCTGTTCTTCTTGCTGCTCACGTTGCTGGCGTTGTTGCGCTTCCATGTCGCGGCGCTGCTGGTCGAGTTCATCCTGCTGCTTCTTCAAACGCAAGCGATCTTCCTCAGCGCGCTGCTTGCGCAACTCCTCTGCTTCAGCATCGGCGAGGCGTTGCTTCTCACGCAGCTCGTCCAGCTCTTTTTGTTGGGCCAGTAGCTTGGCTGCCGCCTCTTCGCGGTCAACAGCAGACCGTTGCAGCGCTTCAAGCTGATCAATAGCATTGTCGCGGGCGATGGTGGCTTCAGCTTCAAACTCGGCGTATTCGTCTGGCAGGATTACCGACTCTTTAACGCTTTGAAGCACGGCTGCAACATCGGCAGCACTGCGGCTTGCGTACGCTGCTGCTACAGAGCTGAATCGGGTAATTTTTTTCCGGATGACCTCGACACGTTCAGCCTCGACACGCTCGCGCTCTGCTTTGGCGTCAGCGGCGCGCTTTTCTTCGGCCTTGATTGCCTCGTCTATAGGCGCTTCGATCGCCAGAACTCGATCCTTCAGCGCCTCGCCAAACTCTTTGACTTGGTTGACGCGAGCCTGGGCCTCTTTGACTTTCTGCTGATACGGGACGAGTGCGGTCTTGGTGGTGTTTGCCAAGGCGTAGCGCACGTCGCGGATGTCGACCCGCACTTCCTTGGCGTTTGCCAGCCCCTCACTGGTCGAGCAGTCAACGACGAGCTTCGCGTAGCTGGTTTCCAAACGGACGATCTGTTCCTCATGCGGCCGATACTCGGCGATGTCGGTAACGGCAACTGCAGGGACTATAGAGTTCTCTCCGACTTCACCCAGATCGAGATCGGCCGATACGGGGGCTTGTTTGGCGTTTGCGGACATGACGATTCCTTGCCGCGCCGAGCGCAGCTTGTGGTGGTGATGTTTATTGAGTGACGCGCTCGGCGAGGGCGCTGAGTAGCATCAAGAGGGTGTAAACGCCGATGGCGGAGAACGAGCCGCGCCGAATCAGCAGCCGGCGCGCTCTCTGAAGGCTGGTCACCGGAAAACCCGGTAGGTGGTTGAGTGCGACACTTCGCAGACACCAGACGAATCACGTGCCGTCGTGTAAGCGGCCATCCCGGCAACGAGGACGGAGGCGAGGACCCAGTAGGCAAGCTTCATGGTCGAACCCTCGCGGCAATGCGACCGCCTTTCATGGTCACCGACAGGCGCTGCGGGAGACTGGAAACAAGCTCCTCTCGCTTGCGGCCGATCACCTCGTTGAAGGGCAGGCCGAAACCGAGGATGGCGATGCGGCGCTCGATGTCATCGAGCTGTTCATCGACCAGAGTTTTTACTGGTGGCGTTGTCATGCTGCAGCTCCTTGCGTGATCGAATCGTTGTAGGAGGCGTAGATCTGGTCGATGCGCGCCCGGTAATGCCGGTGTTCATCGTTATCAATGGCGCGGAGCAGGAAGGCGAGGGTGATCGCCGAAGTTGCTGCGGCGCTGGCGTTTGGTTTGCCGAGGTCGCGGATCATGTTTTCGATCTCGCCCTCGATCCAGGTGATCGCCGTCTGGTGATCTCGCTGCTGAACGTTCATTTCAACCCCCAGAACTCACCGTAAGCGACCACTGCTTCCGCGATTCGCTTGGCCCGTGCCTTGCGGTCGACCAACTCCTGAGCTGCCATCAGCGCTTGACGCTGTGTGCGTTGCTGCTCAGCAGCTTCGTAGTCGTGGAAGTCCTCAACCTTCGGCGCTTTCGGGCGCCCCCAATCGTCGTAACGCCTGTCCCACTCTCGGGCCTGCGCACTGTCTGCATAGCTGGTTGCCATGGTCGCCTCCGTGGTGGCGGGTGTTGATCCAACAAAACTCGGATGCACTCATCCTCTCCGCTGGTTGCCGTTGGGCGCGGAGGGGAGTGCATTCGGGATTGGTCGGGGGAGGGTGGCCCGGTCTCGCTGCTGGCGACAGACCGGGTTTGCAGCTTCAGGTTGTCTTCGTACGCTTGGGTGGCCTACCGGAAATCCGGCCGATGCGCGGTGACATCGACGGCCTACTGTCCGCTGCCTGCATGAGTGGTGGGCGCCGGCCTTCAGGCTTGCCGCGCCGCGCGAGGTGGATCAGTTCATCTATTTCATGATGGTCATCCTCCAATGCGCGCCGTTGGCATCTTGGCGGGCGCTCGCCATTTTCAGTCTTCAAGAGGTGCAGATGGCCGGGCGCGAATCCGGCTAGAGCGGACCCTTTCGGGACGACCGCTCGGAGGAGCAACCAGCAAAACTGGCGCCTATTAACCTGCGTTTCTCTAGGGCCGCCGAAGCGTTCAACCCAGCTTTCAACGCCGCATCTGCTTGCCGGTTACGTCTCCGGCGCGGGCTTACCGCCGTGGTGCGTGGTGCTGGCTTGATTACGCGCAAGCTACCCCGCGTTGATGCAGGTGGGCGGTTATAGGCCGCAGTTTCGTCCGCATCGGGGTGTGATCTACGACGGGTTTCGAAGCCCGCAACCACCACGGTTCCAACCTATGGGCATCCAGCCCTATTCCGGTCGGGGGTAGCTCTACCATTGAGCTACGCAGATCACACCCCGATGCGCTCTCATAGAGAGGATCGGGCAGTTAACGACAGGCTGTCGTGGCGCTGGTTGTTCAGTCGTAGATGCCGTAGCTGAACTCATCCTCATCGCAGTCGACGATGATTTTGGATTTACCGAAGTAGAGCGCAGCGACCATCTTTTCGAATGGAGAGCGGAATTTCAGTGTTTGGCTGATCTTCTCGTTGTCGATTTTGGCGGCGTACACCGAGCCAACCTCATGACCTTTTTCGTTTCGGTCTTTCCCGTAGCGGTCGAAGCTGATGTGGATCGCATTGCCGAGCATGTACTCGCTGCGCTCGGAGCTTCGGGAATAGGTTGAAATCCCGTGATCCTTCGGTTCCTTGTCGAAGTAGATGTGCATGCCACCGTAGTCGGATGGCTGGAAGCGAATGTCCGGAGCTTCCCAGTGATCTTCGGCTGCCGACTCTTTGTGGTCTTCGACGAAGGCTTCCAGCAGCGCCTGCAAGCTGATCACTTCCGGCATCGCATCTTTGTTCAGCACCTCATCGATCTGTTTCTGCGCCAAGCGCACCATGTCGGCTTCGACGCCACTGTTTTCCCACTTTTCCTTCAAAGCAGCAGCGACCATCGCGTTGTAGCGGGTCAGCTCAAAGATTTCGGTCAAATTGGCTGGCAGCGCGGCCTTGATTGCCTCCTCGACCTGCTTGCCCATTTCGCCGTAACGGCCGAAGCAACTGTCGACCACGCTGGTGAACATCTTCTTTACATGCTCATCGATGATTTCGACTGGCTTGTCGCTGTTTGCGAAAGCAGTGACGCGCTCGGCGAGCAGCGCTTGAAGTGTTTGTTCGCTCATTTGATGCTCCGTGCTTGATCGGTTGATTTCCCGTCTGGCCCTGTCGCCAAGGCCAGCCAGTGAAATCTGTTTTTTCTCCGCGCCCGCTTACCAGGTCATTCACTCAGTTCGGTCAACACCTCGTCCGCCGTCGCAGTGGGCTGCGCGTTGGCAGGCTTTCGGGCCTGTCGGATCGCCGGTCGCCGGTAGAGGCAAGTGCGGTTTTGTTCATCGGTTTACTGACCTCCCACCGATGGAGCCGGGAGTGACCTAACCGGACTGACCGGGTAGTCGTTCATGGCGCTGGTTGTTAAAGAACGGCGCAGCTTTCGCTGCTGGGCCTTTGTTGTCTGGCTTGCGAATAAAAGTAGCAGCGCTGCTATTTAAAGTAAATAGCGCTGCTAATAATAATTTTTGCGGGCGTAAAAAAGCCCGCGTTCAGCGGGCTTGATAGGTTGTCTCGTTGGATCAGTTTTAAGAGGGGACCCAGTACATGTTGCACTGAATATCATGATTGTCACTGAGCTCCACAGAAACCACTTTGGCGGATTGCTCATTTTCAAAGGGGCCCGTGATGATAGTGTTGCCATCTACCGCAAGCACTGGTATCGCTAGGCTTTCAAGCAGATTCTCAATTCTGATCGAGTCTGCTGGAGGGGCTTTTATCCGAACTGTCCAACCCTGAAAGGAGCGCTCGACAACACTGTCAGTGATAGGCGGATATTTCCCGCTCACTGAATCCCTGTAAACAATCTCGCTGAACAGTCTGGGGCCGTCTCGCATTGTGATCAGGGCTTGCTTGGCTTCGTCCTTCGTCTCGAATGGCCCTGCGCCAACGGCCAAGCCAATCATCGAAACTACGGGAAGTCCGGTGGCAGCAATGGCTTCTATTGTGCGCACCTGCTCTTCCTCGTCACGACAGGAAGTTGAAGCGACCCATCCATTTTTCAGTCTTGGAGCTGCCATCGGTTCAACGTCAGCACCACAGTGTTTGCATTTTATTGCTGCCATCTTGATAGATTCGGCACAGAGAGGGCAGGGGCGAGTGTCGGTGTCAGCGCCAGCTTGGGCCGCAGAGGATTTGCCCCCGAGCAAAATCATGAGTAAGCCTGCCAACATAATCATGCCGCCTACGATGGTATGCACTTGGCGGTCAGCCATGAGCCCAAGGTTGTTAACCCTACCGCCGGATCCCGTCGCGACGGAAACATCCATACCAAGCGCAAATACCAGCCAGCAGATGCCCACAACCATTGCAATGGTCCCAAAACCTTTCATTGGATCCCTCCCTCAATTGAGGTGGCATTTTATCATTCGTGGCGCTGCGCCACCATTGGGCGGCTCGGTAAGGAATGATTGCTGGTCATCTGCTATAGCGTTACTCGAGATGCGCATCTGAGGGGGCGGGCCATGAATACGAGTGAGTTTGGAATGAAGGCTTGGGGAGTCGCGACCGTTGTTATGGCAATAGCAGCGCTTGGCATTGTTCTCCTGGGAAGTGCCTACCTAGGTTTGAATGGGAAATTTGTGGAGGGGACGCCGCGCTGGATTGCCGGGCTGTATTCAGCGATAAAGCAGAATGGGAATGTCGTGGCGGGAATATTGGGTTTCAGCGGCTTGGCCTGGTCAAATTTTTACAGAGCTTCGGCGAGACTCAGCGATGGGTGATGCAGAAAGACAAAAGCAAAGCCCGGCGCAGGGCCGGGCTAGAAATGCTCCCGTTACACCAGCAGCGTTCCTTCAGGCGCCTGAGAAATTTGCAGAGACGCGCAGTCGATTTTCTCCCCGTCCGCAGTCACCGAAACCTTTATTTTGGTCGGAGTCAGAAGGCTGAGGGGGGAGAGCACCACGACTGCCTGAGCCGCGAATCCCTTTGGATCTTCAATCAAATGTTTGCCTTGAGAAATTTGCTGGATCTCGGTCTCACCTAGTGCAACGTCAAAAACCTGCTCTTCACCTACAAAGACGTTAAACGATAGATTTTTGAAGGGTTTATCGTGGTCTGTAGCGGCTGTAATCAATACGCAGAGCTTCGGAATTACGGACGGAAATGTGTTGACGTATAACAGGCTTCCGACAACACCGATGAGAGATGTCTTGCCGTTGATTTCATTGCGAATGTCGTCACAGAAAATGGAATATGCATACCGATTCATTTGGTCATCCGAGATTCAAAAATCAATTCTTGCCTATCCATAATCTCATCGAGTTTTTCAGCTGAGATGTTTAGAACTTGGCGTAGGCGTTTGCAGGTGGAGCGATGAGGGTCGATGTTGCCCTTCTCTAGCCGTGCTACCTGTGCCTGGGTGGTGTTCAGAAGCTCTGCAAATTTTTGCTGGCTCCACCCGTTCTTCAGGCGAAGGCTTTTTATGGTTTCGCCTTCCTCCGAATAGAGCTTATCAGCGACCCAAGTACGAGCCTCTTCGAGCTCACCTCGAGAGGTGCTATCTCCTTCCAGCCGCGCGAGCAATCCGGTAAATGCTGAGTTTTTTTTGGATAGCGGAGCAGGTGGAAAGGAGCTGGAAAATTGTACGATCAACCCAGTCAAAGGTGCTGCGGTAGTCGCTTCACCATTGGTCGTCATCGAGTCTGTTATAGGTCGCAAAGATGCGCTGAGTAATAGAGTGGCTTTCGTCATAATCAAAATCTCTCTCAACAACCGCTAGGACAAGATACTGATCCTTCGATGGGTTGTATGCATAGATAACTCGGTACTCATGCCCCTGTCGCGATAGCTCAAAATCTCGCATCCGCCACAGGTTCAGTCCCTTCTTTTGAGCGCTAATCCATTTGCCGATATTGATTACGGCACCCCGAGCTGGACGCTTGGGAGACCCACCGTATCCGTCTTGCGTGAGCCGATCTAAGAGGTCCTGATCGCAGGAAAGCTGCTCCAGTAGGGCAATGATCCTGATAGCTACATTCCTCTTTTCATGGAGTAGCCTCTCAAGGTCACCAGCAGCGTCGTCGCTCACGATCAGTTCGTACACTATATCTTCCTAGATATAATTCAACAAGTCCGGTTGATATGCGGCGCCGCCTAGGTCAATCCGTCATTTTTTCTCAACGCGAATACATGGCCCACCAAAACACGTGTCCCAAGATCGATATCTGCTGTTCCTGGATCTGCTGGAACGTGTAGTCCTCGTCTGGATGTTCATCGCGGTTGAAGCTGCGCAGGCGAATCCCGATCGGGATGCGGTAAACCTGCTTCACGCGGAGCTGGCCATTGTGGTTGATGGCGTACATCTCTCCGTCGACGATATCGCTCAGGGAGTTTTTCCCAACGTTCACGCCTACAGTTGCGCCATCGCGCAGCACGGGCATCATGCTGTTGCCGCCAACCTTCACGCACTTCGCGTTGCTGAACTGAACGCCGTTGTGGCGTAGATCCTTCTTGTTGAAGCGGAGGCGCGAGTTAGCGCTTTCCTCAATCGCAAACCTGCCAGATCCGGCCGCCAGTTCGACTTCATGAAGGAAGGGGACGTAGACCTCATCGTCATCGAGCGGGGTTTCGTCGTCCCAAGTCTCGATGCTTCCTAATTTTA